GGGCGTGCAGTCATACACGTTAGACACCGGCCAAACCCGCCAGACCGTGACCCGCGCGGACATTCCTGGCATGAATCGAATGATCGACTCCCTGTACAACCGATGCGTGACCCTGGAAACCCGCCTGACGGGCTCCGGCGTCATAACAGCGAGGCCGGCATGGTAAGCAAGCCCAGCATACTTCAACGGGCAATCAACGCCGTGTGGGGTGCGTCGCACCCTGGCACGCAAGGCCCGGCGGACGGCATAACCAGCGTGGACAATTTGCAGCCGTGGAGCTACGCGGGGCAGACCCAGTTCGCGCCCTGGGAGAACTCCCTGTACGACGGCGGCAAGTTCGCCGGCGGCTTCGGGCCGACCCAGGTTCAGATGGTGGACTACTGGACCCTTCGCGCCCGGTCCGCCCAGCTCTTCAACGAGAACCACTACGCCCGCGGCATCATTCGCCGGCTAATCACCAACGTTATCAACACCGGACTAATGCCCGAAGCGTGCCCGGAAGAAGAGATACTGGGGCTGGCGGAAGACTCCCTGGCCGACTGGACAGAAGAGACGGAAACCCGCTTTGGCCTATGGTCGAAAAGCCCCCAGGTGTGCGACTTCCAGAAAGAATCGACTTTCGGGGCAGTTCAGCGCGCGGCGTATTCCGAGGCGCTTGTTTGCGGTGATGTCCTGGTCGTGCTCAGACAGAACCCGAAAACTAAACTGCCGCAAGTGCAACTGGTAAGCGGTAGCAGCGTACAAAGCCCGCTGGGTAGCAACGCCAGCATCCGGCGCGGCCATACAATCAAACACGGGGTGGAGTTCGACGCCGTAGGCCGGTCGACCGCCTATTGGGTCCGCCAGGAAACCGGCGAAACAAAACGAATCCCGGCGTACGGTGAAAAGTCCGGCCGGCGCATAGCCTGGCTGGTCTTCGCAACCGATAAGCGCCTGGACGACGTACGCGGCCAGCCGCTTCTGTCCATTGTTCTTCAATCCCTGAAAGAAATAGACCGGTACCGGGACAGCACCCAGCGCAAGGCCGTGGTCAATTCGTTTATGGCTATGTTCATCAAAAAGAACAGCGACAAGCCCGGGACGCTACCGATGACCGGCGGCGCCGTCCGCAAAGACAGCGTGCCCGTAAGCGATAGCACAACCGACGGCACGCCGCGCAAGTTTAACATCACCCAGCACGTCCCGGGCATGATCGCCGAAGAGCTACAGGAAGGCGAAGAGCCCGTAATGAAGGGCGGCGAAGGCACCGACGTTAACTTCGGCACGTTCGAAGAGGCGATAGTCTCGTCGATCGCCTGGTCGCTGGAATTGCCGCCGGAAATTTTGAAGCTATCGTTCTCTAACAACTACAGCGCGAGCCAGGCCGCCATTAACGAAGTGAAAATGGCAATCCACCTCAAGTGGGGCGACTGGGGCGAAACCTTCTGCCACCCCATATACGTTGAATGGCTGATCAGTGAAAACCTACGCGGCAAGATTTCCGCCCCGGGCCTTTTGGAAGCCTGGCGGGACCCGTTGAAGCACGACATGCTGGCGGCGTGGGTTTCGGCGGACTGGTACGGCGCTATTAAGCCCAGCACAGACATGCTCAAACAGGGCAAAGGCTCGAAGCTGTTGGTCGAACAAGGGTGGAGCACGAACGCGCGCGAAGCCCGGATAACCACCGGCACCAAATTCAGCAAAAACATGAAACGCCTGCGCCGCGAGAATGAGCAGAAAGCCCAGGCGGCCCGGCCGCTTTTGGAACTGCAGGCGGAGTTCGGGCAGCAAGGCGCGAACCAGGCCCTGTCGGCCGTATCGGATGCGGTCGTTGAAGCTGTCGCTGACGGTATGGAGGAAAGCCGCGATGGCGCGTACAATTAGGGAAACAGGAGGCAAGCCATGTGGCTACTAGCAGCAGCGGTTCGAAAAGCGATAGAGCGAGCCCAGCGTAACGGCGTTGTGCCGTCGGTTGAACAGCAGATGCAATACGAAGCGCGGTACGGTTTCGACGAAGACGAAAACACCCGCGTGCTAAATATCGCCGGCGATGTTGCGCAAATAACAGTTACCGGCGTTATTACGAACACCCCCAGTTTTATGGCTATGCTCTTCGGTGGCGGGAACGTTACCTACCCCGAAATTACCGGCGCGCTGGCGGAGGCGGGCGCAAACGCGGAAGTGAAACGGGTTGAGATGGCTATTGACAGCCCCGGCGGTTCCGTTGACGGGTTGTTCGACGCGCTGGCTGCCATGGAAGCGTTCAGCAAACCGATACGCGCGGTGGTTCGTAACCAAGCCTGCAGCGCGGCGTACTCTTTGGCGTCTAAAGCCGACGAGATTATCGCCAGCAACAAGGCGGTGCGGTTTGGCAGTGTGGGCGTGGTCGCCTCTTTTGACGTCGATGATTCAGAAGTGGATATTGCCAGCACCCAGGCCCCAAAGAAGCGGCCGAACGTAAGAACAGAAGAGGGCGTGGCTATGGTCCGGGAAGACCTGGACGCCATGCACGATATATTCGTGGAAGCTATCGCCACCGGCCGTGGCGTTACTACCGAGAAAGTTAACGCCGAGTACGGCCAGGGGGGAACCTTCCTGGCCGGCGAGGCGCTAAAGCGTGGCATGATTGACGCCATTTCGGGCTCCGGCCTAAGCGTGGTAAAGTCGGCCCAAACAACCACTACCGCCCGCAGTGGCGGGGGTAATCCGGAGATCGGACCTATGGACCTGAACGCATTAAGGGCCCAGCATCCCGACGTTTACGCGGCGGCGGTGCAAGAAGGCGCAACCAGTGAGCGGGACCGCGTAAGCGCCCACCTCACTATGGGGAACGCCTCGGGCGACATGGTAACGGCAATGAAGGCAGTCGAGGACGGTTCAGCAATGACCGCCGGCCTTCAGGCCAAGTACCTGGCCGCGGGAATGAACCGCAGCGACCAGGCAACACGCCAGGCAGACGACGCAGCCGCGTCGGCGGCCGCTGACGGCGCCAACTCAGGCGAGAACGGCAACGATGCCGCCGACCTCGTTTGTGGAGCCGTTGAAAACGCAATGGGTATCGCGGGGGGCAGCCAACATGCCTAACATCACAACCACAAACGTGGATATCGGCAACGTTATCCTGGAGGGCGCGGAGTTTCGCGACGATGAGGTCACCTTCGGCGGGGCGGGAACGCTCGTAGAAGGCACGATTCTTGCCCGCGATTCCGCTTCCGGCCTGTTGGTCCCGTTCGTAAAAGGCGGAGTAACTAACGGCAACGGCGTGCCGAAGGCTATCCTGACGTACGGCGTGGAAGCTGTCGGCGCCGGCGACGAACCCGCGCGCGTTGCGGTTTCCGGCAAGTTCCGCAAAGAGCGGCTGGTGATTGACGCCGACGGCGACGCTTCAAACGTCGACGCGGTCGTAATCGATCAGCTTCGCGACTATTCACTTGTTCCGGTCGATGTTGACGAACTCAACATTCTGGGCAATCAGTAAAGGAAGCTGACATGAGCGGCAACACTACCCGGCGCATGATTAGCGCCTACTACCAGGAGGCGAGCCCGTCCGCATTCTTTTCGGGAATGTTCCGGACCCGCCCCGAAAACTTCCACAGCTCGGAAGAAGTCGAAATCGACATCGTACGCAGCGAGGAAGACGTTTCAATCGTTATCCAGGACCTAAGCACTGGGTACCGGATGAACTCGGACGACCTGTACACCAACAAGGGCTTTAAGCCGCCCATTCACAAGGAAGCGGTGCCTATCAATTCGTTTGATCTTATCAAGCGTATGCCGGGCGAGAACCCGTTTCAGTCTCCGGACTTTCGGGCCAATGTTATCACCCGCATGTTCGCGGGAATGCGTAAGGTAGAACGGAAGATTCGCCGCGCCATCGAGCTTCAAGCGTCGCAGGTATTGCAGACGGGCACCGTTACGTTAACCGACATTAACGGCGCCGCACTGTACACCCTGGACTTCGCGCCGAAAGCGTCGCACTTCCCGACCGCGGGCACGTCCTGGGCTACCGCCACTTTGGCGGAGAAAATCGGTGACCTGACCGCACTTTGCGACCAGATCAGAGCCGACGGCCTGGCAGACCCCGACGAACTGGTCGTGGGTTCCGACGCCTGGGAAAACCTGTTGCAGACAACCGGCTTTCTTGAGCGGTTCGATGCACGCCGGGCAGACCTGGGCATGATCACCGCCATGGAAACCCGCGGCGGTGGCGGTATCTATCGCGGCGTAATCGAGCTGGGCAACTACAAGCTGGACGTGTTCACCTACAACGGCCGATACAAGGACCCGCAGACCGGGACTTCTACGCCGTTTATGGACCCGGGCAAAGTAGTTATCCGTTCGAGCACGGCCCGCCTGGACGCGACCTTCGGCGCCATCCCGAATATCGGGGCGCTTTTGGGAGCAAACCAGCGGCTGGTTCCGGAACTGCCTTCGCGCATGAGTTCGGCGGCTAACGGAATGGACCTTTTCACAAACGTGTGGATGTCTACCGACGGCGAGCAGCTCTTCGGCGGCGTCGGGGCACGCCCCCTGATGGTGCCCACGGGCATCGATACCTTCGGCTGCCTCGATACGCAGCTTTAACCGATAAGCGGGGCGGGCTACGGCCCGCTCTTCGTTAGGCAAAGAGGGCAACAATCATGCCAAGCAACAAAGAGCTAACCACGGAAGCGCAAGGGCTGGCGGAAAAGCTGGAAATCTCGGTTGAAACCGACGGTATGAGCAACGAAAGCCTGGCGGACCTGGTGAAAGACCTGCGCGCGAAAACAACCGACGCAGAGACAGACACCCAGGCCGACAAAGCGACCGAAGAGGCGAAAGCTAAAAAAGCCGCCCGCATGGAAAACAAAAAGCCGAAAGGGAAAAAGCCGGCTTTTTACGTTGCGGCGGGGAAGTCCCTGACCTCGAAGCGCGGCATTCTTTCCGGCGATACCTCGGACGAAGTGAAAGCGGAACACCTGGGCGGCGGTAAAGAAGCCCTGGACGCCTTCGTGAAGTCCGGCCACGTCCTGAAAGGCTGAATGAAAAATGGGCCTGCGTGATCTAGTAGAACAGGACCTGGGCGCGATTCTTGAAGATAGCGCCACGGGTTTTGGCTGGCCCATTTCATTGACTGACCCCGACGGGCTGACCGACGAAACGTTGGTGGGGTTTTCTGACGACATAGCCCAGTCTATCGACCCCGACACCGGGGAGCTTGTAAGCGGCCGCCTGGCTTCGGTAGCACTCCGGATTTCTACATTGCACGCGGCCGGCTTTTCACTCCCGCGCGGCGTAGCAGATACCAGCAAAAAGCCCTGGGTCGTGAAGTTCAACGACATAAACGGGCGGCCCCACGTCTTTATTGTTCGCCAGGCTAACCCAGACCGGGCAGCCGGCCTTGTCGTGTGCATTTTGGAGGGCTACGACGAATGACCCTCGAGCTAATCGACAAGCAGGACGCCGTGGAGATTGTGCGCGACCAGATCGCCGCCATTCTTGCCCTGGAAGTCGCGTCCCAAATGTCGCTGGCCACCGCAGCCGGCAAGGACCCGGAACTTTGGAAGCTCCGTGTGTTCCAGGAGCGCGCGACGCCCTGGGAAAACCTACCCAGCAAGACCCAGGACCGGTCGCCCATCGTTAACGTTTGGTGGGATTCGTGCACGTTCGATATGTCCGCCAGCAACGTTGTGGGACGGCAGAAAAGCAGCGCGTCCATTAACATCGACTGCTACGGGTACGGGAAGAGCGCGAACAATCCGGGCGGTGGCCACGTTGCCGGCGACCAAAGCGCAGCCGAAGTAGCCCAGCGGGCCGTGCGCCTGGTGCGCAACATTCTGATGGCTGGCGAGTACACGTACCTGGCCCTTCGCGGCGTCGTTTGGCGCCGGTGGGTCGACAACATTTCTATTTTTCAACCGCAGCAAGACAGCGAGAACGTGCACCACATTGTAGGCGCGCGCCTGTCTTTTCGGGTAGAATTTAACGAATACAGCCCTCAAGTCCAGCCGGTGACGTTGGAGCTGTTGTCGGTTGACGTGAAACGAACCGAAAACGACGAAATTGTGGTCGAGGCCGACTACGATTACACGGCATAACAGGAGAGCAAACAATGGCACTTTCTAGCGCAGTCGATGCTTCCGCGGTTGCCCGCGTAGTCGGCATCAAAACGACGTTTAAAGACTTGCGGGCGGGGGGCGTTTTGTTCTTGCCGCAGCGGGTCGCACTTATCGGGCAGGGCAGCACCGTCGCAACATACGACACCACCAAGTTCCAGATCACAAGCGCAAGCCAGGCGGGCAGCCGCTACGGCTTCGGGTCGCCCATACACCTGGCGGCCCGGCAACTGTTGCCGGTGAACGGTGACGGCGTGGGGACAATCCCGGTGACTGTCTACCCGCTGGAAGACGACGTCAGCGGCGTTGCAGCTTCGGGCGACATTACACCCACGGCCGACCAGACAAGCGCCGGGGCGTACACCGTCCTGGTGAATAACATCCGGTCGGAGCCGTTCGTGGTGAGCGTAGGCGACGCCGTGGGCGACATTGTAACGGCTGTGGCCGAAGCGATTAACGCGGTCCTGGAAATGCCCGTGGTTGCTACCGGCAACGCAACCGACGTGGGCCTGGAAGCCAAGTGGGCCGGCGAAAGTTCAAACGGCGTTTTCGTTGAAGTCGTGACCCCCGAAACGGGCGCGGCCACTATCGCAGTCACTCAGCTTTCCGGCGGCCT